AAGTTATATCTCCTCCTTAATAGCACGTCCACCTATAGAGAACGCGGCGAGTTCACCACTCTTAACCATATCCCAGACAGAATCATCGAATACTTTGTAAGCGACAACCCATCCTTCACGGTCAGACTGGATACCTAGAGAATCACCTATTTCTTTAGTGATTGGGAGTGAGTGTACTACTACACCAACTTGATCCCCAGTGTGCATAGCCTTGCCGACACGCACATGCTCCATAAATTCATTAACAGCTTTAACTAAAGTCTCAGCCTCTATTACATCACCCTGTCGGTCTACTACAGCTTCACCCTTTTCGGTTACTACTGAAGCCCAACCATAGACTAATCGTTGTTCGTCGTCAGTCTTAAGGATCTTACCTTCAATATTTGCTTTAGTCATATCACCTACCGATGTATTAGCTTCCCACATACGACATGACCAATAGCCAGCCGTTGTTTTATCTTTCTTTGTGTCGCAAGAGTGCCTAGAGCGGAAATTAGCCCTTGCTTTAGGGTCATCTCTTCGGATCTCCATATTAGGATCTCCAAATGTAACTCTCTTTACCTTACCACCAGACTGTACAAAGACTTCAAACTTCTTGTTGCCACCTTTGATACGTCTAGGCTTGTTTAAAGTAACTTTCTCACCTTGATAGTCAGCCTTAGCAAACTCTGTCTTTAGTATCTCTTGTACAATAGCTCTGAGAGCGTCTATGCGGTCCACTGAGGGCTTTTCTGGCTCTTCTGTAGGCTCACCCCCCTCATAGTAGGCTATGTAAGCCTCATGGCTCTCTGCTGGCATGTATATAGCTTGACCATTGTAGTCAGATACGTGAGTAGCTCCACCAAGTCCTAAATCCATAGATCTAGAGATAGCTTCAGGCTCTGTAGTAAAGATGTCATTAGCATATTTTGCTTTATTAATTTTCATTATAATACCTTACGGGTCATTCTTAATTAATACACCTTGAAAAGATGCGCCGATTGCTGTGTTGGTAGTGTCTGTAGATACTCTACACTCTAAATCTGTCTTCTCTGCAAACCCTTGTGGGTACTTAAATGACTGTATTAGCTGATTGCTCTGTATTACTTGTACAAACCTTGTTCTAAATACGTTAGACTCATAATCTCTACTGTTAAACTTACAGTGGACTAACTTATTAGATTGAGATACAGCCGCAGTAAAATTAATCTCGTCTACGTATAGTGTATATCCAGCAGGTACTGTATATGCGGCTATCTGTGTCTGATTACCTACACTTATACTAGCATATACTGAAGAGTTAGGAACTCCTCCTGTAGAACCAGAAGAACCTATGTATATAACACCACTAGTCCCTTGGTTAGAACCTGCAAGTGTAACAAAAGACCTGTATATTCTCAGATAAGACAACTCAGTAGTTACTTGTGTCTGTCCATTTAGAGTTATAGTCTCTTCTATCTCATTGTAGTTCTCATCTAGACCTTGTATGAGAATAGTTCTAGCTCCTGTGCCAGTACCACTGTCATTTACGCTTGTACTACTTACAAACATATTAACTGCACTGTCTAACCATATATAGTTACCAGCATTACCCCAAACTGTCTCTTCTTGAGTATCTACGTCTGGATTATAACCAAACTTGTAGAGAGTTCTATATCCTATAGAGTGACCTCTAGATATAGCTAGATCAGTATGATCATATATTCTTTTAGGCCAACCACCAAACATCTGCTGTACTACCTCTTCATAAATTACGTTAGGATCTTTTGCACTTTCTACATCAGGTCTCCCTGTGAGAATATTACTAACTGCAAGAGAGTTATTCTGTTGTATTGAAGCTGTGCTAACTTCTGGTACACCAGTTAATATAGGGTCTGCTGTACTTACTTCATCCTCAACCAGTGTAATTGTAGGTACTAAGGGTTGTCCAGAAGTAATAACTGTAGGACTTAAGTTGTGTACTAAACTAAGAGGTACTGCAGGTACTGAAGGTTGCCCAGAAGTAATAACTGTAGGACTTAAGTTGTGTACTAAACTAAGAGGTACTGCAGGTACTAGAGGTTGCCCAGAAGTAATAACTGTAGGACTTAAGTTGTGTACTAAACTAAGATCTACTGTAGGTACTAAAGGTTGCCCAGAAGTAATAACTGTAAGCGTAAAATTATTACCTTGAGTTATACTCGAAGAGCCAACAACAGGGTTTCCTGTAACTATAGGTTGGAGTTGAAAAACATCAGAGGTTACAACCCCATCATCGCCAAGTGGGGCAGAGGCGAGTGGGGAAAATCCGAGCATTAATTACTCCTAAGTTTTACATTAAACTGCTGAAGAACCCGTCATGTCTTCTTGTGTCATTACCCAAGTGTAACATTTAGATAAGAAATCATCACCTGCTGTAGCTTCAATAGTAGCTAGAGGTGCATGGTATCTGCGAAAGTCCACAGGGTGAGTATCATCTGTTGGTGTTGCTGTTGCAAAGCCAGAGCAGTCGATCATTACTGTAAAGCTATCTTCTCTCTCTCTTGAGATTGATGCAGTTACGATTCTGAAGTAGGCACCTGTAAATGCGGTTCCGTATTGACTTGTCGATAAGTCTAATTGTATTGCCATTTTAAGGCTCCTTTAATTTACGGCTTTGTAGGCCAAGTTATACTGTAAGGGAAACCAGATTGCCCCGTTACATCTCTAAGCGCCTGACGGTAGACACTCATTTCGGTTGACATGGTGACATCTGATAGGGCCATCCAGTCTGTGTCTGCTAAAAGGCTGTCACGATTGTTGCGAACATTAGCCTCTGCCTGATCTTGAGGTTTGTTCTCCGCAGTGTAGCCAATCACCCAGCGACCTGTTTCGTAGGTCTCTCCGTCCTCATTAACGGCTGTCTCATTGTTGTGAGGCTCAGCATCACGCACAAGAACTTGCACTAGATTGTCGTACTCAGGTTGAGCTTCGGGTATAACGTGGTAAATGCCGTATGAGGCTAGGATTGCATCACCGATCTTCTTCGGGAAGCTGGTCTGCGGGTTGTCACGGCGAAGGTCTCCGAGCGTGTATGGAAATTGCTCTACTCCTCCGTTTGATGTTTTAACTAACAACATGTTTTCTCCTATTTTAAGTTGAGTATTGGAAGATAGTGTCACTGCTGTTGTCAACAAAATACATCTTTGAGCCGTCAGCCTTAAAAGTAATGAATAAAGGGACACTTCCCTGCGAACTTACACTAAAGCTAGTAGAGTAACTTAGCGTTGATATATCCCAAGCAGTGCTTAAATCATACTCATCTACATCATCACCACTAAAGTCAACAATCCACACCTTATCACCATTTGGAGATATAAACATACCTGATATGGCGGCACTAGAACTGTCCTTTGCTCCAAACTGATTATAAGAAACTGTGGTTAAGTCCCACGCAGTCGATAAATCGTATTCATAAACTCCCGTGTTGTTATTTACGACATACATTTTTGTGCCGTCTGGCTTAAAAGCTAAACCATAGGGACGGTTCACTAGGGATGAGGCATCGAATGTTGTGATGTATGTAAGAGTAGAAATGTCCCAAGCTGTACCAAAATCATAGCTGTCAATGCTGTCATTTGGATTGTCTACAACAATTAACTTTGTTCCACTTGAGTCAATAACCAGCCCCCAAGGGTCTAAGGTGTGTGTTGCCAAAGACAAAGTTTGATTTACAGATGCTGTAGAAACGTCCCAAGCTGTTGATAAATCGTATTCATTAATTTCGTCACCACCTTGGCCCACGAGGTATAGTTTAGTACCATCTGGTTTAAACTGAAAACCTCTTGGTAAACTTTCCTCATTTGTTACACTAAAGCTAACATTATCATAACTTGCATTAGCTAAGTCAGGATCAGTCCATGAGTTACCACCACCACCACCAGCAGACACACCAGCAGAAGCCTGTTGCATCAGTCTAGCTATGCTCATGCCATTGCTCCGCCAGCTAAAAATCCGTAGTAAGTCGTACCACCGTCTGTCGTGTAGAACGTATATACATTCGTAGCACCACTAGCAGGAGCGTCAGGTGCAGTACCACCAGCCCAGTCAACTGAGGTAGGCCAAGTGACTGTCACAGTAGCAGAAGGGGTTATCTTAAGTGTAAAGCCATTAGCTAAACTAGAGGCGGCAGGGTTGCTGAATACATAGGTTGCATTGGCAGAAGGCGCATCAGCGAAGACGTTGCCAGTAGCAAGGTCAATAGTTCCAGATGTAATCGTACCTACAGTTTCCGCAGAAGGTGAAGGGTTGAAAAAACCAGAAGTGTAATCAAGAGTAATACTCATATTTAATCTTCCTATTAGTAGGTTACTTCAGATGTATTGATCGTAGCGACCCACCTAATATTAGTAGCTGAAGCTCCAGTAACTTCTATCTTTAGCGCACCGTTCGTAGTATCTGCGCTTAAAGTCATGCCCCAACTTGGAGTGTTGTCTAGGACTGTAGTGGCTGAGTTGACTAGCACAGTTGTGCCAGCAGAACCTTCTCTGCGTATTAATCCTTCAATCTTCCATGCCGCCGATGCAGTACCTGATGATGCTTGCTGTCGAGCTACTATAGTACCATGAAATGCGATTGCTGAGTTATTGGGTAAGACTATTTGGTTGGTTGTCCCAGCAGTACTGTTGTTTGCCGTCAGAGCTTCTGAGGTAGCGTCTGTGGTGTCAGAGCGAAGAGTAAATGCTCCTGTTTGGGCGCTACCGCTATCATAAGAAAATCTACCAGAAGAAAAAGCCCTTTTTCCAATAATACTTGATAAGGCGTAACTACCTCCAGCCACCGCATATGCATTTGAAGCTACGTTGTCCTGACCATAAGTAAAAGTCCCGTTGCCGTTTGCATGACTAGTTCGACCAAGGGCAAAAGAACCAGTACCGTTGGCTTTATTTAATCCACCTATAGCAATCGCATTATTGCCATACGGGCCGTAGCTTGATAAACTTGTCGCAATACTAATCGCTAAAGAAGAAGCGTTTGGAGCCCTTGCAATTCCTAAAGCTACGCTGTCAGAACCAGAAGCAATAGCTCCATCACCTAAAGCTATGCTTTCACCTCCAGAAGCAGTGGCTCCACTACCAATAGCCACACCATTAGTGCCAGTGGCGGTTGGCGTAGTAGCATTTACGGCGTTATCAGCATATAAATCTGGTGAACCACCACCACCAGCAGTAATCCAGTCGTAGTCAGTACCAGTCCATGATAGAACTTCACCTGAAGTAGCTGTGCTAGTATTTAAGTGAGTATCTACATCAGAATTTGTGTACCCTGCTGGAACTGTAGCCCAGTCGTAGTCAGATCCATCCCAAGATAAGTATTCACCGTTTGTAGCTGTACTAGTATTTAAGTGTGTATCTACATCAGCATCTGTATAACCCAACAAGTAAGATAAGCTAGTCCAAGCTGTAGTACCATCACCAATCTTGAACTTACCAGTGTCTATCTCGTAGCCTTGCTCACCCTGAGAAAGTGTAGGATTGGTACTAGTCCAGTTGGCGGCAGTATCTCTGCGTATTTGTATTTTATTCGCCATTAGGCTGAACCTCCATTAATTTCATTTGCGCTACTGTGTGTCGTTGTAGCATTACCGCCATCGGCTATACCTGTACTTGCATCATAAACTGTAGCTGAATAACCCCCCTCAATAATAAAAGAGAACTGGTCATAAGCTGACGCTGATGCTCCTCCATCTATAAGAGTGTCGGAAGTTCCATAATTTAAGTCACTAGCTGTAGCAGTAATATAGACTAAAGCAGATCCACTCAGAGTAAGTAGACTGCCTGAGTTGCTACTCTCTTGTACACTACGGGATAAGGTTGTTCCAGAGGCTGTATATGTGCCTGTACCAATCTCCCAGCTTGTGCCATCCTCGATAACGTAGCGGACGATATTTCCGTCAACTACACCAGCGCTAGAAAAGGTTTGATAACCACTATCAGCAGAACCAAGAGTAATCGTACCTGTACCAGTTGTGGAAGTGTATACTTTAGCTCTATTTACAAGAGTGACCATAATATATATACCTTATGCTGGGTCTGGTATTCCGATGGAAAAGGAGGACAAACTAAATGTGTTACCTGTAGTTACAGACTGCGAGGGTGTAAGCGTACTTGTAGCAAGTAAACGAGAGTTTGTAGTGTCAACGATAGCGTAGTGTGTAGCTGTGCCTGTACCTGTAACTGACCCATCTGTTATAGCCGCCGCTACAACTTCACGACCACCACCTGATCTATTTTGTGGTGCGCCAAAAGATAAACTAGTACTATCACCAAGTGCATAAGTAGCGTTAGCTTCAGTAAAGGTTGTAGCTTCCTGAGAAGTAATTAATATTTTGTTTGCTTCAGTGTCAAGAACGGTAAGTCCGTTGTCAAACACTCTATTATCAAGAGTTGCCATATTATTCCTCTAATTCTGGTTCTAGGGCTACAGTAACATTAGGATCATAATCTAGTTCAGCTATATCCATAAGGTCTTGGATAACCTCTGGGTGGTCACTGACGTTAATGTTTGCTCCGTTAAGGTTGCGTAAGAAGGATGCAATCTCACGTAGGTCGTGAGGAGCAACATCACCAGCTTCAATAGTTGGCATCATGTCATAGTTCAGACCGTTCAACTCCCACAGTCGCTCGACCAACTGTTTGTTGAGAACATCTGTGATTGCTTGGATGTAACTCTCAAGCGCACGAAGGAACAGGTCTGTCTTCGACTTGGATAAGGCATATGAACCACCTTGAGATCCTAGTAGAAGAAACTCGGAAAGCATAGATCTTGCTATGTCATGCTGATAACGCTTAACAATAGGATCAATGTCTATATTACGGCTACCACTAGAAGACATAAGTTCTATGTCAACTAGTTTCTGGTTA